TGGCAGAAGGGGGCGGGAGATGACAACTCCCCTGTTCCTTCTGCGATGCACGGAAATAGGAATTTCAATTGTAGATTTAGATTTTCTGACGATTGGTTTGGTGATCGACATGTGGACAGAAAGAGCTAATGATGGCGTGAAATATAAGCGATTAGCCAGTCAGGAAGACTTCGATAAATTCTAGTTATGGATTGAAAGAGCAGCCTTTTCTTGATATAATTTATTCAACAAAGAAAAGGCTGTTTTTAAATAAGTTTTGAAGTTACAAAGGAGATCTAATAGAAAAATCATGAAGAAGAAATTGTGCGGGATTATTTTATCCATGAGTATTTTATGCTCTTTGTTATCTGGATGTAGTGATAAACATACAGCGATAATAATGGATAATGCAAAAGATTTTAATCTTACAGAAGAAATATCAGAGAGTTTGAAGCAAGAGGATTATGGAATACAGTCATATACATTTTTGAAATATATTCAAGATAATTTGCCTGGACGGATTGCAGGCACTGAAAAAGAAAAGGAAATGGCTTCATTTATATCTGCGATTCTGTTAAATGGTGGATATTCAGAAAAAGAAATAAAATTAAATTCTTTTGATATTGAAGAAGGTGTTCCTATGATGGATGAATCAGTGGAAAATGTGTTTGATGGTGGCGAAAATAGTCAATCAAGTCAAAATATTGAAGTAATCAAAAAAGGTCAATCAGAAAAAACTATTATTGTTGGGGCTCATTATGATAGTGCAGGAACGCATGGCGTAGATGATAATGGTTCAGGGGTAGCTGTTGCATTAGAAAATGCATTACGAATGATAGATGTTGAAACACAATATACTATTAAATATGTATTTTTTGGTGCGGAAGAGACAGGAATGCATGGTTCAAGAGAATATGTTAATTCTCTTACAGAGAAAGAAAAAGACAACATTGTGTTAATGATAAACATAGATAGTATTCTTGCCGGAGATAATCTTTATTTGTATGGCGGAAGCATAAATGATAAAGGTGTTGTTGAAGATACAGAAGCTGTAAATAAGGCATATGAAATTGCAAAAAAGGCAAATTTACCAATGCAGTTGACACCAGAAGGAAATGTTGATTATCCGCATCCAACAGGTCAAAAGAGAAGTGACCATGCTCATTTTAGTGATTTAGGAATTCCTTATATTTATTTTGAAGCAACTAATTGGCTCAATGGTTTACCAGTGGAAACAGAAAAGTATGGGTTGATTATGCATTCAGATAAAGATGATTTGTATTTTATAGAAAACGAATATGGAAACCGTGCAAAAGATACGATGGCTAATTATTCTCAATTACTTCAATTAATATTACAAGAAAAAAATTGGGAATAAAGAAACGAAGTATCTTGTTCTTGATATAATTCGTTCAACAAAGAAAAAGGCTGTGTTTCAATTAATTAGAATTTTTTTGAAGGGAGAGCGGATATGAAAAAAGCATTATCGATTATATTGTTGTTAGCCGGCTTATTAATTATATCCGGATGCGGAAAAGATTCAGAAGAGGATGTAAAAGGACAAGTTTATTTCAATGCAAGAGTTTTGGAAGTGAATAAAGGATATGTTGATGTGAAGTGTTCAGAATCATTTAATAGTGGGATTCCTGTTGAGGAAGAATTTTCTATTACAACAGATGTGGTATCAGGTGAAGGAACACCTAGACTGAATGTTGACGATAACATTCGTATTGTATTTAATGGTGAAATAATGGAAAGCTATCCACTACAACTGGGAACAGTTTATGCAATTTATCTTTTAGATGAAAATGGAGAGGTAATTCCAAATAACTAAAAATTGCCTGTTTGTGTATGAAAAGTCTTACATGAGAAGAAAGCAGAGAATATGTTATCAAGAGAAGAAGTTTTAAAGTATGGTTTAACATTTTCAAATGTATATGTAGATACCCCATTTCATGATCCTAACTGGGTATTGCTAAGGTATGAAAAAAATAAAAGAGCTTTTGCATGGACTTATGAAAGGGAAGGACATATATGGGTAAATGTAAAGGTGGATCCAGAATGGAGAGATTTTTGGAGAAGTACATATTCCTCAGTAATTCCGGCATATCACCAAAATAAAGAACACTGGAATTCTATTATATTAGATGGGACAATACCGGATACTGATATTAAACGCATGATTGCGGAAAGTTATGATTTGATATGTAAAAGGAAATAAATAAAATAGTAAGATGGCATCGGTTCAGAAAAAGAATCGGTGCTTTTTTCATGCTCGGAGAAATCCGGGCTTTCTTTATGTCTTTTTGGGAGGAGGTGCAGACATGGGAAACAGGATTAAGGGAATCACAGTTGAAATAGGAGGAGATACCACGGGTCTTGATAAAGCATTACGCAGCGTGAATTCTTCAATTACCAAGACACAGTCTGCTCTCAATGACGTAAATAAATTATTGAAACTCGATCCATCAAATACTGTATTGGTGGCTCAGAAGCAGCAGTTACTTTCGCAAGCGGTCAGTCAGACAAGTGACAAATTAGAAGCGTTGGAATCTGCACAGGAGCAGGTAACAGCGGCTTTTCAAAGAGGGGATATAGGTCAGGATAAGTATCAGGCATTTCAAAGAGAGGTAGAGGAAACACGAGGAAAGCTGAATCAGTATAAAAATGATTTATCCTCTCTCCAAACGGAACAAGACCGTCTATCTTCCAATACAGCAAGGTTGGAAAAATTATTTTCCTCGACAGGAACACAAGTGGATGATTATGCGGACGTTCTTGGAAGTAAATTAGTTTCTGCGATTAAAAATGGAACAGCCAATTCAGATCAAATGAAGACCGCCATCGAGAAAATTGGAAAGTCTGCAACAGGCGGGAAAGCAGATATCCGTCAATTGACCGATGCGCTGGATACGGTTGATGATGGAGAAGCTATCCGTAATTTGATTGAAGAATTAAAGCAGGCAGGGGATGCGGCTCAGGATACTGCCGAGGATGTGGGGCAGATTGCGGAAAATACAAAAGGTGCTGCCTTGATGCAGACTGCAGATCAGCTTTCTGCTGTAGGAGATAAAATTCAGGACATCGGAACAAAAGCAATAGATGCTTATTCGGAAACAGAGAATGCGGTCACAAAAGTAAATGCGTATTTTGGAGAAACCGGACAGGCAGCAGAAGAATCGGCAAATGTTATTAAATCTGTGTATTCGGATGGCGTGGGAGAAAGCATGGACAGCGTGGCAGATGCCGTCCTTATGGTAAAAAAGAACTTGGGCGATCTGAGTGAAACAGACCTTACTAATTTGACACAGCAGGCTATTACGTTGGACGAATTGTACGGAATTGATATGAATGAAACGCTTCGTGGCGTGAATTCTTTAATGCAGCAGTATGGTTTGACTGCACAGGAAGCGATGGATTACATCGTAGTTGGTACACAGAATGGCTTGGATAAAACAAGTGAGTTAGGAGATAACCTGAGTGAATATGCAGGAAAGTTTTCTCAGGCAGGATATTCGGCATCGGAGTATTTCCAATTGCTGGACAATGGCTTGAAGAATGGTGCGTATAATCTTGACAAGGTAAATGATGCCATCAATGAAGTGACTACCCGTCTTGTGGATGGAACAATTGGAGAGTCCATAGGTTCTTTTTCTACAAAAACACAGGAATTATTTACTTCATGGCAGAATGGAGGAGCAACACAGAAGCAGGTCATTGATTCTATCGTGGCAGATATCGGAAACTGTACGAATCAACAGGAAGCGTTAAACCTTGCTGCTTTAGCATTTGGAACAATGGCGGAAGATGGAAACTTAAAATTCATTACTTCCCTGACTTCTGTCGGAAGCACCTATGACAGCGTAAAAGGATCTGCACAGGGGATGTTCGATGCAACAACAACACCGATGCATCAGATGGAATCCAATACAAGAAAATTACAGCAGGCATTAGTACCTTTAGGAGAAAAACTGGCGGAATTGGCAAATGCAATCCTTCCACCATTGGTATCCGTGATTACCACGATTGGAGGATGGTTTGAGAGATTACCGGGACCAGTTCAAAATTTCGTCATTATTTTAGGGGCATTGCTGGCAGCGTTCACAGCCCTTACTCCGGTCATTGCAGCGATTTCCGTGGCGATGGGTGCTTTGAATGTTTCAATGCTTCCTATTATTGCGGTCATTGCAGCGGTGGCAGCGGCGATTGCCGGAATTATTGCGATTATACAAAATTGGGGTGCGATTACACAATGGTTCGGAGAGCTGTGGAATACCATCTGTACCGGAATTGGTGCAATGGTGGATTCTCTAAAAGCATGGTTTTCAAATTTGTGGACGCACTTACAGTCTGTATGGGAAGGAATATGTAATGTGGTACAGACGGCGGTCATGCTGCTCGGCTCTATTATTCAGGGTGCGATTGATATTATAACATTACCGTTCCAGATGATTTGGGAGAACTGCAAAGGAATTGTTTCTTCCGTATGGGAGGGCATTAAATCTGTAGTGTCATCTGCAATCCATGCAGTTTCCAGTACAATCTCATCTGTGATGGGTGCGATAAAAAACGTGATTTCTACAGTATGGAATGCGATAAGCAGTAAGGTCTCATCTGTTTTAAATGCCATCAAAACTACGGTGTCGACAATATTTAATGCTGTGAAATCCGTAGCGTCATCCGTATGGAATGGGATTAAATCCGTAATTTCTTCTGTGGTGGATGGCATAAAAAGTAAGGTCAGTTCCGTATTCAATGGCGTGAAAAGCACGGTTACTTCTATTTTCAACGGGATTAAAAGTACAGCAACTTCCGTATGGAATGGAATCAAAGATGCGATTATAAAACCAGTGGAAGCAGCAAAAAATGCGGTGAAGGGAATCATAGATAAAATTACAGGATTCTTTTCCGGTATGAAACTGGAACTTCCTAAAATCAAGCTGCCACATTTTAAGATTTCAGGAAAGTTGTCACTTTCGCCTCCGAGTGTACCGCATCTTTCCATTGATTGGTATAAGGAAGGTGGTATTTTAACTAAGCCTACTGTTTTTGGGATGAATGGAAGCAGCTTAATGGCAGGAGGAGAAGCAGGTAAGGAAGCGGTTCTTCCATTGAAAGGGTTTTATGATCAGTTAGAGCATATTTTATCAAGCCGGATGAATACGGGAAAAATGGAGCAGTATCTTGCCGTAATCGCCAATAACAGCAGTAAGGGCATTTATTTGGAAGATGGAACATTGGTGGGACATCTGCTTCCGGCTATTGACAGTCGTTTGGGACAGGCACAGAAGTTGAACAGGAGGTTGAGTTTATGATCCCTGATGTGAAATTAAATGGAAAATCTGTTCGTGAGATGGGATGGATTCGGGAAAATATTGATTTTCCGACACCACAGTCCCAAACGAATACAATCGTTGTTCCGGGAAGAAATTCTCCAATCCGATATACAGAAGCGTTAGGAAGGGTATCGTATCAGCCACGAAGTTTTACCATTGTTCTGTCAATGTTAGGTACCAGAAAGCAATATGATCAGAAGGTTTCCGAACTTGTGAATCAATATGCTGGAAAGCTGATTAAGGTAATCCGTTCTGAAGAACCCGATGTATATGCACTTGGGACTGTAGAGTTTGCCCCTGTATATGATCCGCTGCTTAGAAAAGGCACAATCACGTTGGAGTGTACGGATGGAGATTCCTATTTTTACCATGTGAAGGAAAGTGAAGTCGTGATTTCTGGAAGTGGCACGGTTACACTTCAAAACGATTTTATGCCTGTGGTTCCGGTAGTGATCACCACAGGGGAGACCGCATTTTCTTGGAGAATAGGAGAAGATACCTATGAAAAATCCGTAAGTGCCGGAACATGGGAGTTCCCGGAAATGGAACTTGGAGCAGGGGAAAACCGCCTGAGTGTTAAGGGAGAGGGTGTCACAACATTCCGCTATCGGGAGGGGAGATTATGAAATTATTTCGTGTTTATGTGGATGGAAAGTTGTTCTACCATCCACATTTTTCTCGTCTTGCCATCACTCAGGCACAGGTAAAAGAAGATGCAGAAAACATTGACAGTTTGATATTGTCTGCACCTTATAACCATCCGTATCTGAAGGATATGAAACCGATGTCTTCTGAAATCGTGTGTAAAAAAGGAGAGAATACTGTATTTGAAGGTAGGGCGTTGGATGATGGGATTGATTTTTATAATACTCATACATGGACTTGTGAATCAGCACTTGCATATTTGAAAGATTCCATGCAGCCGCCGTATTCATATAAAGGAAATTTAAAGGGGCTTTTGGAACTGTTTCTGACAGAGCATAACAAGCGGGTAGAAAAAAAGAAACAGTTTCATATAGGAAATGTGACTGTGAAGGATAACAATGATTATATTTCTTATAGCAGCTCTGAATATTCCGTAACATTGGACGCAATACAGGAGAAACTGATGAAAACGCATGGCGGTTACTTACAGGTACGATATACACGAGAAGGGAAAATGTTGGATTATCTAGAAGATTTCACAGCCTTTTCTTTACAAAAAGTGGAGTATGGGAAAAATCTTTTGGATGTAAAAATTACTCAGGACCATACGGAGAGAATCACGGTTTTGATTCCACTTGGAGCAAAAATTAAAGAAACTGATGAAGACGGGAATGAAGTGGAAACTGGAAAAAGAGTGACCATTACAGGCGTAAATGAAGGAGTAGAGTATGTTTATGATGAAAAAGCCTTAAAAGAGATAGGGTGGATTTGGACAGTAGAAGTTTGGGATGATGTAACCGAGCCGGGGAATCTTCTCAGAAAAGCGAAAAGCCGGGTGGCAGAATTGGCAAAAGGTATCACAAGTATGGAACTTTCCATTGTGGATGAATCGGATGCAGGTGTTGATATTATGGATATTCATGCCAGACAATACGTGGACTGCTTGTCTCCATCGCATGGAATTGATGGAAGATACCTTTGCGTGAGTAAAACAAGGGATTATCTGAACCCATCGGGAAACACCATCACAATCGGTGCGTCCAGCATAACGCTGACTTCCTTATCAGCGAAACAACATGGGAATCTGAATACATTGGAAAAAGATATCATGGATCAAGATTCCAAATTGGAAGATATGTCAGGGAAAGTAGAAGAAATACAATCTTCAAAGATGTATCGGACGGAACTATTGGTGGAGGGAGTAAATATTTTCAAAGACCGGGGACAGAAAAGCACCATAAGGTGCCGGGTATATTCTTGGGATAAAGAGATAACGGATACATTGGATGCGTCTGCATTCTGTTGGCATCGTAACTCTGGAAATGAGGAAACAGATGCGGATTGGGATCGGCTTCATGCAGGAAGGAAATCGATTGTAATCACGACAGAAGATGTGCAGGATAATGCATCCTTTTATTGTGAGATTAAGATTTAGGAGGAATTTTATATGGCTACAATTTTAACTTCCAGTCAACAGACATTCGTTGACATTACAGATCAAAGAAAACTATCAGCGTATATTACATCCAATCTGCCGAAGACGCAGAGTGAAAATCCAAACGTGCTGCCACATTCCTATGCACCAAGCTGGGCGGTCACGAATCTGAAGTTAACTCCTGTTATTTTTCTGGATCAGACGAATCTTTCATTAGGTGCGTCAGGATTATCTATCAATTGGAAACGAAAAGATGGAACAGGTGCGGAAAGTGCATTGATCGCAGGAGAAACGGTGGCAGGAGGAATACTAACCGTAAATAAGGATAATCTTGCCACCTCTTCTTCGGGAATGATCACTTACATTTGTTATATCAGTTATTATGATTCAGAAACAAAGAACACCGTCAATATTTCTTCAGATATTACCTACACGCTGGTTAAGAATGCACAAAATGCTAAGTTGGCATCTGTGACGGCAGATACTCATGTATTTAAATACGATGCGGGTTCTTCTTTGGTAGGGGCGGCACAGGCTACGCTTACCGCGCAGGTACAGGGAGTGTCTATCAGCAACTGG